TACGACGTAGATAATACTGACCCAGAAAATCCTATTGTTACTGCAATTCCCGGTTGGCACGTAAACGTCCGGGTGTTAGAAAACGAAGATGGCACTTCACTAGAACCATATAAGGTTAATCCCGAGCCGCTTATATGGCGACGGGTTTGGCTGTAAAACTTATTAAGAATAGGACTATCTAAGTAATGGCTAAACTTACACTTAATGATATTGCAGCAGGTTATGCCTCTGTAACTAGGATTAATGATAACAATGCTGCTATTGAAACAGCACTTGAAAATACTTTGTCACGTGATGGCACTAGCCCTAATATGATGAATGCTGAACTAGATATGAATAGTAATAAGATTACTAATCTTGCTGCACCTGTAGCTAATACTGATGCTGCGCGTCTTATTGATATTACAGGTGGATACACTTTCCAAGCTGCGCCTAGTCCAGTAGGCCAAACTGGTAAAGGTCTAGTTAGCGATGGCACAAATCTAATCTATTCGATTGTTCTGACGGGGGCTTCGGGCCTCAATGCTACCAACCTAACTAGTGGTACTGTCCCTGATGCCCGATTCCCTGCAACTCTTCCAGCAGTTAGTGGTCTAAATCTTACTAGTATTAATGCAACTAACATTGGTAGTGGTACGTTAGCTGCTGCTCGATTGCCTAGCAACGTAGCTCTGAAAGATGCTACTAGTAACTTCACTGTTGGCCTTCAGATTTCTAGCAATGATGTAGGATATCGTGATATTGTAGCTGTTGCTGCGTCTGCTTCCTACCCTATTACTAGTGCTGACCGTGGCAAGTTGATTATCAACAGTAGTACTGGTGGATTTACTATCCCTACTACCGCAACTGATGCGGCATTCGCTAACGGAGCTGCTGTTAGTATCTGTAATACTAATGCTAGTTCAGTAGTTATTACTTGTCCTACTGGCGTAACTCTTTTTATTGCAGGAGGAGCAGTAGGTGGTACTGCTACTAATCGCAACTTTGCTACTAGGGGTCTTGCTACCCTAGTGCGTATCGGTACGGCTAGCTGGCTCATCAGTGGCTCAGGCGTTACCTAAATGATGCAGCAAATGCTACTTACTGGAGGTGGTATTTCCGCAACTCTTCCTGCTGATATGTTGATTTGGGATACCGATACTGTACCTAATGGTGCGCTAGCAAGTTTGACTATAAACGCTGCTGGTACGTACACAAGTGTTGGCAATACTAATAGCGTCTCGGGCACTTGGGCTATTGGTGGTGGAGCTGCTGATTACCAATTTAGGATGACAGTAGTCTCTGGGTCTATTGGTGGTGCTTCTACTGGTGTCTGGGTCGGCCCTAGCTCAAGCCCTACTTGGTCAGTGAGCCAAGCAGGAACAGCCCCCGGTGGAGAGTCTACCGCAGAAGGAACACTAGAGATTAGAAGCAATGCTACTGGGCAAGTCTTTACATCGTCTGCCGTAACTCTAACCGCAGAAGTATTTAGTGGGGCATAACTATGAAAGACCCTAGACTAGACCGAGCAGGAGTTAGTGGCTTTAACAAGCCTAAGAAGACTCCTAGCCATCCTACCAAGAGCCACGTAGTTGTGGCTAAGGTTGGTGAGCAAGTTAAGACTATCCGATTTGGGCAACAGGGTGTCTCAGGTTCCCCTAAGAAAAAGGGTGAAAGTGAGTCCTATAAGAATCGTCGAGAATCTTTTAAGGCCCGTCACGCTGGTAATATATCGAAGGGTAAATTGAGCGCAGCTTACTGGGCTGACAAGGTGAAGTGGTGAATCCTTTTAAAGACTCCAGCAATCGCTGGCTGACCAGTGCTCTGTTTGTCGAGACCAACGACACAGATGGAAAGTATGCTCCTATCTTTACGCTTGCCGAAGAGGACAAGGGTACTTACATTTCTTTGAAGCGTAAGTATATGGACTACCTCGACCCAACTGAGTTTAACTTTGCCAAGAGTATATTTGGCTCGTACCTCTGCTGGGAGAATCTTTGCAAGGCTACTTGGTTCAAGGAACACGCAGAACAGTGGCGCAAGGAACGAGACCTTCAGCTGCAATATATTAACTACAGTACTGCTGCGGTGATTCAGAATAGTGGCACTGCTGCTGAGAAGTTGACAGCAACCAAGTGGTTGTCTGAAGAGAAGTGGAAAGAGTCTAGTAAGGCCAAGCGTGGTCGCCCAAAGCATGGCAATGAGGAACAAGATGATGTCCGTGCTAGTAAGGTCACCGCTATTTGGAAGAGTGTAAAGAGTGGCACGTAAACCTACTTCTAAGGAACTAGAATTACGAGAGGCTTGTGAGGAAGACCTAGAAACCTTTATTAAGGTTGTAGCTCCTTATCGTCTTCTAGGCCATTTACATAAAGAGTTGATTGGGTGGTGGACTCGTTCAGATGCACACAGTCACCAGTTAACCTTGCTACCCCGTGACCATGCCAAGAGTGCAATGGTTGCGTTTCGGGTAGCTTGGGAGATAACTCGTAATCCGACAACCCGTGTTCTTTACATTTCTTCGACAGCAAACTTGGCAGAAAAACAGTTAGGGGCTATTAAGGCCATTATCACTAGCCCTAACTACAGCTTACTCTGGCCTGAGATGGTTAATGCAGATGAGGGTAAGCGAGCTAAGTGGACTAACTCTGAAATTGCGATTGACCATCCTAAGCGTAAGGAAGAAGGAATCCGAGACCCTACGGTATTCACGGGTGGATTGACTACCAGCTTGACTGGTCTCCACTGTGACATTGCCGTACTGGACGACGTTGTGGTGCAGGAGAATGCCTACACTAACGAAGGCCGGGAGAAGGTAAAGACTCAGTACTCCTTGCTGGCATCTATCGAAGGTGCTGACGCAAAGGAGTGGACAGTAGGGACTCGATACCATCCTAAGGATTTGTATCACGAACTACTAGAGATGAAGCAGGAAGTCTTTGACGTAGACGGTAATGTAGTAGATGAAGTAGAAGTCTACGAAGTATTTGAACGTAAGGTAGAGAATCGTGGAGACGGTACTGGGGAATTCCTCTGGCCCCGTCAACAACGGTCAGACGGTAAGTGGTTTGGGTTTGATGCGCCAATCTTATCCCGTAAGAAAGCGCAGTACTTGGACAAGACTCAGTTCTATGCCCAGTACTACAATGACCCTAACGTATACGAAGATTCGGATATTACTGCTAATAAGTTTCAGTACTACGATAAGTCTGTCTTATCAGTAAATAGTGGTAGATGGTTTATTGGTGGTCGTCCTCTAAATGTCTATGCGTCTATTGACTTGGCCTTCTCTATTAAACTACGCAGTGACTACACTGCAATTGTAGTAGTAGGTGTAGACCCCGAAAGTAATATATACGTCTTAGACATTGACCGATTTAAGACTGAAAAGATGTCGGAATGCTATACACGTATTCGTGACTTGCACGTTAAGTGGAACTTCCGAAAGCTTCGTGCAGAAATGGTTGTAGCCCAAGCTGCGGTCATTCGAGAGATTCGAGATATGTATATCAAGCCAGCGGGACTAGCTCTTTCTATTGAAGAGTACTACCCCACTAGGCACATGGGTACTAAAGAAGAGCGAGTGAGGGCTATCCTTCAACCGCGATACGACAACCTAGCTATGTGGCACTATCGTGGTGGCAACTGTCAGATATTGGAAGAAGAAATTCTTCAGAGACATCCTGCTCACGACGACCTTAAAGATGCCTTGGCTTCGTGTGTAGAGATTGCTACGCCACCTTCTAATAAGTTCATGCGGACAGAGCGTAAGTCTAATGTGGTTTATCACAGTCGCTTCGGCGGCATCAGTGCTTAATTCTTAAAGGTAACAAATGCCTAAGCGTACTATCAATATCCGCAGTGAGATGTCGCCAGACGACAAGGCCATTGCGGTTACTAATAACTGGACTCAGTGGTCTAAGGCCCGTGATAAGAAGATGAAGGACTGGGCAGAGTTACGTAACTACGTCTTTGCTACGGACACGACGACGACTAGTAACAGCTCTCTTCCTTGGAAGAACAAGACTACCCGTCCTAAGATTTGCCAGATTCGGGACAACCTCCATGCTAACTACATGGCTGCTCTGTTCCCTAACGATAAGTGGTTTGACTGGGTTCCTGCTAACGAGAACTCGGCTGACTACGATAAGGCTCAGGCTATCAAAGCCTACATTGCCACCAAGTTGTCTAATAGCCAGTTCGAGCAGGAAGTATCCCGCCTAGTTCTGGACTACATCGACTACGGCAATTGCTTTGCAGATGTCCAGTATGTGGCAGAACGGGCCAATACACCTGATGGTCTAGTAGATGTGTACGTCGGCCCTCGGTTGGAGCGTATCTCTCCCCTCGATATGTGCTTTGACCCTACTGCGGACTCGTTCCGTAATAGCCCTAAGATAGTCCGTAAGCTCTACAGCTTGGGTGACCTTGCTAAGTTGGTACGTAGCTATCCTGAAATGGTTAGCTACTCTGAGGCTTTCCAGAAGGTTATCGACCTCCGTAACACCTGCCGTACTTGGGAAACCACGGACACTATCAAGGACGAAGGCTTTGTGGCTGACGGCTTTGGTAACATCCGTGAGTACTTGGACAGTGGCTTGGTCGAAGTCCTAGAGTTTGAAGGCGACTGGTTCGACGTTAACAGTCAGGTGCTCTACGAGAACTGGAAGATTGTGGTTGTTGACCGTATGCACGTAGCCTACAACGGTACTATCAATAGCTGGCACGGACGTTCCTATAAGGAACACGTTGGCTGGCGTGGACGCCCTGACAATCTCTGGGCGATGGGGCCATTGGACAATCTGGTTGGTATGCAGTATCGCATTGACCACCTAGAGAATCTGAAGGCTGACGTATTTGACCTCATTGCTTTCCCTGTCGTTAAGGTCAAGGGTGAAGTTGAGGACTTTGATTGGGAGCCGGGTGCTCGTATCTTCCTAGGTGAGGAAGGTGACGTAACTATGCTAGTCCCTGAGACTACCGCCCTCAATGCGGATATGCAAATCCGTATGCTAGAGGACGAGATGGAGGAGATGGCTGGCGCACCTAAGCAAGCAATGGGTATCCGTACTCCGGGTGAGAAGACTGCATATGAAGTACAGACGTTGGAGAACGCGGCAGGTCGAATCTTCCAAAGCAAGATTAACTACTTTGAAAAACATTTCCTTGAGCCACTACTTAACTCAATGTTGGAAGTTGCTGCTCGGAATCTTGACGGTACTGACATTGCTCGCGCTATTGACGATGATTATGGGGTTCAAATTTTCCTTACTATTACTAAGGATGATTTGGCTCCTGCTGGACGCCTCAATCCAAAAGGTGCTCGGCACTTTGCGATGAAGGCTCAGTTGGTTCAGAACCTGACGCAGTTGGCTGGTAGTGCTATCTACCAAGACCCTGCGGTACAGGCTCACTTGTCGGGTATGAAGATTGCCCAGTTGATGGAAGAGAACCTTGGTCTCACGGGCTATGGTCTGTTCTCTAAGGATGTACGTCTGCTTGAACAGGCTGATTCCCAGCGTACCCAGATGGCTATCCAAGATAATCTACAGGTGGAGTCCATGACTCCTACTGACCCAATGACGATTGAGGCAGAAACCCAAGCCATGATGGAACAGCAGCAGCAAGGACAGTAACCGTGCCAATTTCGACTGAATGGTTCTACGGCTCTAAAGACCATAAGAAGACCGGAGAACTACTAAAAGCCAGTACGCCTACGCTAGAGTTAATTGATTTATTACTGGAAAGAAAGATTAAAGATAGTCTCACAGTCAACAGTTCCGACTATGAGACTCCCTCTTGGGGATACAAACAGGCCCACCTTAACGGTAGGACTGAAGCTCTTAAGGAACTACAACGACTCGTAAGGAGTGCCCTTTAAGGGCAAGACCCCTAAATGACCGACGAAACTATCCCTGACAACGGAGCACCTATTACTCCTGTAGCAGACCCGCTACAAGAACTAGTAGGAGACGGAAAGAAGTTCAAAAGTGTTGACGATTTAGCAAAGAGCAAACTCGAAGCAGACCGCTTCATTGATAAGTTGAAAGACGAGAATGACGCTCTTCGTAAACTTGTAAAAGAATCTGAAAGGACTACTCACATGACCAGTGCAATTGAACGACTTCTAGCTTCCGTTACCAAATCTGAGGACGAGAGCAGTAACCAGCCTGCCGCCCCAAGCCCCGTCTCGGTAACCACTCCAGACGTTATGGCTAAGGCTATCAGTGCCGAAGATGTGGTTAAGATTGTACACGCTGTTGAAGAGCAGCGTCGAATGGCAGCTAACGAACAGCAAGCTTTGAATACTCTGGCTAAGAAGTACGGTGAAAAGACTGATGAAGTCCTTTCTAGCCGTGCCTCGGAACTCGGAATGGACAAGGCTATGTTGGTCGATATGGCTCGCCGTAATCCTAAGGCTTTCTCTCGCCTCATCGGTGAGGATAGCCAGACCAACGTAACTGGTGCACCAGTGTCTGCACGAAATAGTGCTGCCGTATTGGGTAACAACCCGTCGAACAATTCTGTTCGTAACGCAGCCTACTACGAGAACTTGAAGAAGAACATGGGGGTAAAGAAGTTTATCCTTGACCGTTCGGTTCAGGTTCAGATGCACAATGACATGAGTGCTCTCGGTGAGCGTTGGGATTCGTAATACACCACAATAAATAGAGGTAATCTAAATGTCTCATACTACTGCTAATACGGCTCAACTGCGCCGTTCTCAGGTCTGGAGCACTCAGCTTAAGGATGTCCTGTTGGACGAACTTATGGCTCAGGGCTATGTGCGTTGGCTGACGGACTTCCCCGATGGCGACACCTTCAACATCCCGTCGATTGGCGAACTGCCGGTTCGTAACTACAGCGAAAGTCAGGCTGTTGTCTATGACAACCTTGACACTGGTAACTTCACGTTCACCATCAACCAGTACGTGTCGAGCGCAACCTACATCACCAAGAAGGCGATGCAGGATATGTTCTACATGAACGAGTTGGTGTCGAGCTTCGTTCCCAAGCAGGCCCGTGCCATCATGGAAAAGCTTGAGACGGACGTTCTGGCTCTTGGTGCTGCTGGTGCTTCGGGTGGTCAGACTGCTGCTAGCATCAATGCTATCAACGGTGCGGCTCACCGCTTTGTTGGCTCGACCACGACTGCTTCGCGCCAGACTCTTGGTGTGCAGGACTTTGCTCGTGCTCTTCACTCGCTCAAGAAGGCCAACGTGCCCGACGTTAACCTCGTCGCTATCGTTGACCCCTCGGTCGAGTACGCCATCAACACCATCACGAACCTGACCAACGTCAGCAACAACCCGATGTGGGAAGGCGTCATCACGAGTGGTATCGCTTCGGGCCGTCGTTTCGTTAAGAACATCTACGGCTTCGATGTGTACACGAGCAACTACCTCCCGGCAGCTGCTTCGGAAACCATCTCTTCGGTGGCTACCAACACGCAGGGCGTTTGCAACCTGTTCATGTCGCTGGCTTCCCCTGAGCTGATGCCGTTCGTCGGTGCTTGGCGTCAGGCTCCGGAAGTTGACACGGACTACAACAAGGACTTCCAGCGCGAAGAGTACGTGACGACTGCTCGTTACGGCCTCAAGGTGTACCGCCCGGAAAACCTCGTGGTTGTTCTTTCGGACAAGGACATCGTGGCCTAACGGTCACGGTTTCTTTTCCTTACTAGTAATTAAAGAGGTAAATTAAAATGGGTACTATCTTCTCGAATGCGGACGGCCTCCGCAATCACTACGGTACGCGAGTTGCCGACGAAGAGGCTGGCTTTGCTGAAACGGGTGCTGTTGGTTCGTTCAAGGAAGTGGCTTTCACTCTCCTTGGCTCGGACTTTTCTGGTGGTCTCTACACGGGTAACGCCAACTTGACGCTTCCTATTGGTGCTGCCGTTCACGGCAATGCTCAGGTGGAAGTTGTTGAAGCGTTCGTGCTCGGCGGCACGACTCCAGCCTTCAACATTGGCGTTTCCACGAGTGAAGCAACCAATCGTCTTTGCACCATCTCCGAGGGTCAGGCCGAGGCTGTGGCTAGCTATTCGATTGCTTCGGCTGGTACGTTGGCGGCTAACACGCCGTTGACTGCCGCTGCTACCATCAACGTGACGCTCTCGGGTACTAGCCCGACCATCACGGCTGCTGGTCGCTTGGTGGTTCGTGTGACCTACCGCGATGTCGGTGCTGTCTAAGTAGACGGCTAGGGAGGGGGAGGGAAACCTCCCCTAACCTTTTACTTTTTAATCTTATCAAGACTGGTGGAATCCTTTTAATGGCAAAGCTCACCCTTGCTGATGTAGCTAATCTGTCTGGAAATCCTACCAGCGCAGAAAGTGTTATCAATAATAATGCGGCCCTCATTGAGACGGCCCTAGAGAACACCTTGTCCCGAGATGGGACTTCTCCTAATTCTATGAATGCTGACTTGGATATGAATTCAAATCGCATTCTAAATCTCCCTACTCCTACTAGTAATTCTGAACCTGCTACTAAAGCATACGCAGATAGTTTAATTTTTGTAGGTGGGCCAAGTGATGCTAGTACTGTTACCTACACTGCTCCCTACGCAGGAACTGTTGCTACTACTGTTGAAGATAGACTAAAGAATATTCTCTACGTTGATGACTTTGGCGCAGTTGGTGACGGTACTACGGATGATGGCCCTGCTATTTCTGCTGCTTACGTAGCAGCAAATGCTATTGCTGTTGCAGGAGGAACTTATTCGGTGGTTGAGCTACGTCTCACTCCGGGTAAGAACTATCGCATCAGAACTTCTATTATTCTCCAAGATTGGGTACGTATTGTTGGGCAAGGAGCCACGCTTACTGGGCCTATTACTGGCTATAACCGCATTACTAATAGTGTTCCTACTGTTCCCGCTGACAATGACGTAGCAGGTCAGACGGCTGGCGCGTGTTTTATTGACAGTAAACCGTCGTATTTAAATACGGCTGATGGGTTGGAGTTTAGAGACCTCCATCTGTCTGGTTTTCGCTTTGGTATGGTGTCCAAGTGTTTAGCGTGGAATTTCCCAATATTTCATTATGTGTTTTGGGAAAATTGTAACGTAGGATTCTTTGCCTATCAAGGTACACATAACCCGCAGTTTATTGGCTCGGGCTGCGGCGGAGGCGGTGCAGGTACTACGTTCATTGGTGGCGCAACTTGCTATAGCACTAATCATCCGTATAAGAACACCGACAACTTTTTTACTGATGGCGTAATGTACGACTATGAAGACGGACGTATCCGTGACGGCGCAACACCTAATCCGTGGTTTGACTCATGGTTTCAGCAGTCCATCTTCCGTGGTTCAACTGGCAGCTATCCTGTAGGTAAATCAAATTACCTATACCCACTTAATTCGGTTGCCGCTGCTACCACACCCAGTGGTAGAAATATTTGGATTCCGCAAAGAAATGGGCGTGCGACGTATGCAACTGCAATCCGTGGGACATCTACCTACGGCGGTTCATATGGTGCGCTATGTATTGCAAATCCTATATTTTCAAAAATTTCCAACATTACTGGCGAAACGTGCTTTGGCTATAACCTGAGCTTAGTCCTAACAGGGGCTTTGTCCGCTGGTGCGACTAGCGCGACGATGATTTATACATGGCCCGGTGCTAGCGGAACCTACTCAATTCAGTTTAGTGACCTGACTACCAAGACGGCTACGTTTACCAATGGCTCTGCGTCCATTACTTGGACAGGGGGATTAGCAACGGGTGTAACAACGGCTATTAGTTTAAGTTACGGCCCACAGTCTATGGTCTATATCCCATTACTTGGAGATGCTTCTGGACTGGAGTGCACCTTTGATAATATTGACTCTACGGGGGCTACTGGTACAGCACTTTATTGCATAGAAGTAAAAACTGCAACTGCTCCTATCGCCGTTCCATACGGGAACTTTACTGCGTTCCGGATTAGTGGAGGTATTGGTGGGCTAGAGAACTTTGATAACTACCCCATGAGTCCAACGGTTCAAACGGTAGCTAATGACCTTGGCGTTATTCCCTATGACCCTATTTTTGTAAACTCTAATAATACCCCAATTACAGCAAATAGTTGCGTTTGGTATCGAGTTCAGGCTGGCAGTTCAGTAGCAACCGCATTTTATCATTGCAACAGTGCGGCGGGAAATATTGTTGTTGGTATTTATCGCAGTTCAATAACTGCAACTACGGCTTCTACAACTAATAGTAAAGCTCTTGCAGTAAACACCGGCACAAAGGTTTTTGGAAAAGCTTTTGCAGTTGTTAGTGGATACAACACGGTAGCACTGGGGACTACTGTTACCATCCGTCCCGGTGATTGGATTTGCGTTGGATTTGACAACGCTTCCGCGCAGATTTTTGGTATCGCCAGAGACATCGTCGGTTTGTTTGGAGGCACTGTTTCGTTTATTTATACTGGACGGGTTGGTTATGCAACCGTCGCGGGAACTTATACTGCTGGAACTGACCCCCTTCCCAGTACCGTTACGTTAACAAATGGGGTTCCAACTAATGCTGGTGGCAATACCGGTTTGCCATTTATCGGGTTCTACTAATGACTAAGCGTACACTTTTAGACATGGTTCAAGGTATTCTAAATACTATGGACTCTGACGAAGTAAACTCTATCTCTGATACTATCGAAAGCACTCAAGTTGCTAAAATTATAAAAGATATTTACTTTGAAATTATTGATGACAAGGAACTACCTTGTAATAATACTTTATTTTCCTTGCTAGCTTCTGGTGATACTAGTAAACCTTCACATATGAGTCTTCCTGATAATGTGTCTAAGATTTACTGGATTAAGTACGACACCCGTTTGGATAATGGTGATGCTCGGGACTATGCCATCATTCACTACATGAAGCCTGAAGATTTTATTGACTACGTTAATGCACGTGACGGCTCTGACACTGTGCAATATCAGACTGTGGCACTGGATAGTAACATTGATATTATCGTTAAGAAAGATTCTGCTCCACAGTTTTACACTAGCTTTGATGACCAGTTGTTTATCTTCGACAGTTACAATTCAGCTGTAGACTCTACTTTGCAGACTAGTAAGAGTATGTGCTACGGCGCAGAACGCCCAGTGTTTACTCTTACTGATAACTTTACGGCAGACCTGCCAGAGAATATGTTCAACTTGCTGTACAACACGGCAATGAACCGGTGCATGGCTGTGGTGAAGCAGCAGATGAATCCAATGATTGACCGTTTAGAAAAGCGCACGCGGGTTCGTTCCCAGCGTAACAAGTGGCGAGAAGATATGAAGTACGATTGGGTAGACTTTGGGCGAAAGCGTAATTAATTAGAGGAACATATGGAATACCAAGACCGCATCGACAATCTTGAGACCGTCAATGGGCGTTTCCTTGGGACGACACGTGATGAAATCTTTGGTTTTTGGAAAGTAGTTTACACGGACGAGAAGAACGGGGGCATCCCTGAAGAACTAGAGGGACGATACACGAGTCAGTCTCGTGCTGATGAAGCTATCAAGGCTTTCCTGTCTGGCTCTTGGGCTAACGCCATTAAGCTTTCTCGTAAGCGTGAACTAAAGGAACATAAGGAAAGCGTAACTAGTGGCTAAATCAGGCTCTGATAAAGAGTACTTTACCTTTGCGGCTGGCCTCAACTCTGACGCCAGCCCTTTGGTTTTTCCAGAAAACTTTTCCGTTGACGAGCAGAACTTTGAGATTCTCAAGGATGCTACTCGTCGGCGTCGTCGTGGTATTGCAAAGGAAGATGCGGAAGGGGGCTATGACCCTGACTCTGTAGATACTAACTACGTAACTCGTAGCTTTAAGTGGAACGACGTAGCGGGTGACCCTAACGTCAACTTCATTGTTATCCAGTATGGCCCTAACCTACACTTCTATGTGGACGGTCAACCTGTTGGCAGTAGCAAGTTGTCCTTTGTACTCGACCTAACTCTCTATCTAACTAACACTAGCCTCAGTACTACCTTACCTACCCTGCCAATTGATGCAGGGTTTGGGCGTGGTCACTTCTTTGTGACCCACAAACTACTTCACCCTTTCTATGTGAAGTACGACAGTACAACAGATGTGTTCACTGCTACTCTTATTGATATTACGGAGCGTGACTTTGAGGGCGTGACTGACGGTATTACCGACACGGCATCCCCAGTATCTGCCACGGATGGACACAAGTACAACTTGTACAATCGTGGTTGGCTCAAGGCTGACATTGCTACTTATTTTACTAGTAAGAGTAAGTATCCTTCAAAGAACATGGTTCCTTACTTGGGCTATCGTCGTGTCACTACAGCTGGTGTAGCCGAACAGGATTGGACTAAAGCGTTTTCGCCAGACAAGTTAGTTGCCGAGTTATTCCAAGATGCTCCAGCACCTACTGGGCATTTCATCCGTAACCCATTTACTACTAATAAGATTGCTCTGCCTGATAGCGTTTCTAACTTTGCTATTATCAACTGGACTATTACTGGTACTACGGCTGGTGCTCAGACCATAACCATCACTACCGCATCTGCCCACGGATTGGTTGCGGGTAATACGTTCACGGTAGCAGGGCAGTATGCTCTCTACAGTGCTACGTACAGTGGCTATGGTGGCTTCTACGGCCTGTACAATAACTTTGACTTCAACGGTACTCAAACTGTAGTCACTGCCCCCGCAGTTAACCAGCTCACCATCTCAGTTACTTTTCCTGATTACTTCCTGAGTTGGATTAGTCAGTACGGTGCATACGGTACTGTCCAGTCTCAGTATGCAAATAACCCTTACGGTTACTCCACTGACTTCCGTCCTACGTGCGTAGAGTTTTACGCTGGTCGGTTGTGGTTTGCGGGTACTCCTCACGAGAAACTCTCTACCCGTATATTCTTCTCTCAGATTATCGAGGGTGACTCTCAGTATGGTAAGTGCTACCAAGTAGCAGACCCTACTGACCAGAATATCTCTGACTTGATTGATACTGACGGTGGCGTGATTGTTATCCCAGAAGCTGCCAACATTCACTACCTGATGGCTTACTCTGGAAGCCTACTTGTCTTTGCGTCTAATGGTATTTGGGCTATCTCTGGAGGTCAGAGTGGGTACTTTACGGCTACGTCCTACAGTGTGCGTAAGGTGTCGGACGTTGGTTCCACGGGAGCAGGTAGTATCGTGCTTGCAGAAAACATCCCAATGTACTGGTCTACTAGCGGCATTTATGGCCTTGCCCAAGATGAGAACTCAGGGTTTGTCTCGCCCAAATCTATCACAGTAGGCAAGGTAGATAACTTCTACCGGGAAGTTCCGTACACCTCCAAGCAGAGTGCTCAGGTTGCCTACGACGATATCGAGAAGCGGGTGTTTTGGCTCTATTCTAGAACTGCCGTGACGAACGGAACCTATGATGGGGTGCTAGTTTTCAATATGCAGTTCGGGGCATTTACCCCTTGGAAACTGGGCAAGAACACGGTTGCAGAGGTAGGGTCTTACACCTCCTCCTTGTTTGCCGTGCGGGATACGGGGTCTAGCAAGCGTATCAAGTTTGTGGGTATCACTGATGGCCTGACCAAGCTCTCTATCGGAGACACTAGTGGGACTACGTATCAGGACTGGGGTAGGCCCGAGGAAGAGGCTTACCTAGTAACGGGATACGATACTGCCGACAATGCTCAGTTCCGTAAGTACGCCCCTTACATTACCGTCTACCAGAATAAGACTGAGACAGGCTACACGGATGTGGCGGGTGACCTCGTTCCGGCAGGGGAATCGTCACTCCTGATGCAAGCCCAGTGGGACTGGACTGACCGTTCTAGCAGTGGCAAATGGGGCAATGCCCAGCAGGTATATCGTCACCGTAGGCTCTACACCCCTACTGGGGTAGGTGACACATTCGACAATGGTGAAACCCTAGTTGTTACCCGTAATAAAGTACGTGGTAGGGGTAGGGCTTTGTCACTGAAGTACACGGCTGGCACGGCTAAGGATAGCTGGTTGCTAGGCTGGACTATTCGTTACAATACTACTGGAGCCGGTAGGTTCCAAGTTGGAGACTACTAGTTATGGGTCTTTTTAAATTCATTGGTGATGTTGTTTCTAGAAATAAGCGGCGCAAAGCTCAGACTTATATGAACAAGGCATCGGCAGTGGAAAGACAGCAAGCCCAACTAGCTGCTGCTATTCAACGCCGAGACTTAGTTAGGCAATCTCGTATTGCTAGGGCTAGGACGGTTGCTGCTGCTGCAAGTGAAAGTGGGGGACTACAAAGTTCTGCACCAGCAGGAGCTATCTCTAGTATAGGAAGTCAGGCTACTAGTAATCTTAATTACTTTGATAGGCAGATTGGTCTTGGGAATGAGGCTCAGGGGTATAAGGCTAAGGCAGGGAAATACATGGCGAAGGCAGAGAATGCCTCGTTCTGGGGTAGTACTGCACAGTTTGTGGCTGATACGGTAGGACAAGCTATGTCAGCAAGTGCTGCTAATGCCGCAGAAGTTAAAGGAATTCAGACGGGTTGGAGTACTTGGGACTCCTCGTCTAATAACTTATTCCCTTCTCCTAAAATAGACTTGGGGCCATAATAGTGCCAGAAATTATCAGTAAGAGTGAAGCTCCTAAGAACGTAAAAGCTTCTTATGACCCATTGCTAGATGGGCAAGAAGGTGGTGCGCCTGTAGAAATTCCAGACCTACTCATAGAACCAGTTCCAGAATCTTCTAACGCATCAGCACGTAGCTATGCGGCTACGCTTGCGTTGTTAGATAAGTCTCTAGGACTAGACTACGATGCTTCTTACAAGAAGCGTTACTCTACTTTGCACAATCTACCTAGTGGTGAACAGTTAAGGTACGCTACGGAAGAATCAAAGTTTCTTAATCGGCAACGCCTCCGTACTAATCTAGATAAGTTAGAGATGCCTAGTAGTCTTGATTATGGAGTAGGTACTACCTACGAAGAAAAAGCAGAAGAACAGGCTAAAAAGAAAGCCGAGTACGAGAATGGTATTCAAAATCTAATACAACAATCTAGAGAGATTGAGTTCTCCACTTTGCCATTAGAGGAACAGGTAGCTCAGTATAGAGAAATTGCGCCAGAAGAAGTTGACTCCGTAGATGGAGAAGAGTGGTCAAAACAAAGCTTTAATGAAATGGCAAGCCGAGTTATTGCTAAGGTTGGTGGTGACCCAGACACATGGCAATACAAGTCTTACATTCAACAAGGTTATGAGTTAGGTAAGTCGTTCATTCTTCCATTCCGAGTAACTATTAATAGCGGTGAAGTGAATCGCTTAGCTGCTGAATATCGTACATCTACCAATGCGGGTAAGATGTATATGCTTCCTGAAATTGAGAAAGCTGTATTGGAAAACGCAGATGGAGATTTAGATATTGCAAGTCAAGCACTGCAAAATTTTATTGACCTGTCTACTACTACTAAAGAACGAGTAACAGAACTTGTACTATCACCACTTTACTTTACTGGTTTTGGTTTAGGTGCACGAATCAAAAGAGGTGCAAGCGCAGTATCTAGTCTTGCTGGTCGTGGATTTAAACGCGAAGCTGGTGAGCTTAATGCGCGTGTGCTTACGGAAGAAGGCCGAGCTGCTGACATTGGAGTATCTACCCTTGAGGCTCGTGTAAGCGCAGACCCTGTTATTGGTAATATGGCCCCAGAAGTTACGGCTGGTCTAGCTCCCGAAACGGTTGCTGGCATTGAGGCTGCGCGTGCAAAACTTACTGCTAAGATTAGTGAGGCACGTAAGGCTGTACCTGAGCAGAGTCCTCTGTCTCTTGATGAGCAAGAAGCTTTCATCCGTCAGCGTATGGCTGTTGTGCCTGAGGCTGTGACTGTAGAGAGCCGTGATGCTACTGGCTTTGTGTTGCGTATGCGGAATGGTGAGCTTACTCAGAAACTATCCTTTACTCGTGATGGCATCGGTGAGATGACACCGCTGGGTGAGTTGGGGGAATTAGCAAGCAAGACTCTATCTCCGTCAGCTTGGCTCACTGGTACTGCTCGTGCCAATCTAGCTAAGGCTAGTGAAGTAGAACTTACCAGTGAAGCCTTCTCCTATGAGTTCCGTAAGATTTTTGATGAAGTCTTAGAGCTAAAGTTTAAAGACCGAATTCTTACTGGTATGAGTTCACAAGAGTGGAAGGGCATTGATGATGTCCTTATCCAAGGTGACCGTATGTCTCGCCAATACACTGCGCGAGAACTAACGGAAGGAGTGGCTGTTGAAGGGGCTGGAGTAGTTGCTCTGTCCGAGCGACAGATTGCTAAGTACTATGAGATGCGCCATCTGTACGATGAGTTGTACAAGATTAGAGATGACATCTACGGAAAGGATTTGAATTTCCGTAACTACCGTGGCATTAATACCATTGTAGAAGGTCAGCCAATGAAGTTGTCTGGCAAGCTTGCCTTTACTCGTACTGATGCTAATGGCTTATCTACTGTTACTATTCCTAAAGATGTTAAGCGAATTGCCTACACCGAGCGTACTGGCTTGGTAGCCAAGGACGTTGAAGCTCGTTGGGTAAATGATAATAGTCGTGTCTTTGTAGAGTTTGATAAGCCTGTAAAGATTGGCAATGAGTACTTTACTCATGGCTTTGTGCGCCAGACTGAGCTGAAGGGAATTGACTCTGGGATGCTGGGCTATCGTCAAGGTTACGTCCCGCTGTACTACCGTCGCGTCAATTATGTAGTACGGCAACGTGCTGCTAAGATTGTCAATGGCACTAAGATTTACAGTAATGAAGTTCGTCGTTTCTTCGATACTAAAGAAGAGGCTATGAAGTTTGCAGACGATGCAAACCTAGGTATTACTGTTAAGGAAGACAAGCTTACTGTAGCCCTTGACCGAGATTTAAAGGCTATTCAAGGTAAGGAAGGAGATGACTACCGTCAGGCCGTAGAGGAAGCTCTACACAATGGTCGTTACTTTCAGGCACGTGGTGAAGAACCTATCAAGTATGGGGCTAGTGCACTAGAGACCCCACGATATGGGGCTATTGATTCACTCAATCGCTACACACGTTCTATGACTTGGGCTTATCCTCAAACTGCTTTCCGTCAGCGAATCATCACGCAGTTCCAGAATAACTACGGCAAGTATCTAGTTGACCCAACTGACTGGCGTAGTGACTTTAAGTCTACTGCGGCTTTGACTATCCCTGAGCGCAAAGCAATCACTGAGTACCGTGAGGTGATGCAGGATTGGCTTGCTGTTCGTACTGAGGAAGAGACGATGTTTGGTAATGGTGCTAGAGCCATTGCTGAGAAGGTAGAGGGTAAGCTCTCATCGACTGCGGTAGAAAGGATTAGGGATGTAGCTAACGCAAACATTATTGGTAATATACGTGGAGTAACACACCACGCTTTGCTAGGATTCTACAGTGGTGCTCAGTTCTTTATTCAGGCAATGGGCTTGACGATTGCTGCTTCGGTAGACCCTGTTAATTTTATTAAAGCTCTTCCTCGCTATACGTTCCTACGTGCTACGGCTTACATACATCCTAGCCATGCCAACTACGATATGCTGATTGAGAAGTTTGCAAAGCTTTCTCGTATCGAGGTAGGTGAAGCTAGGGAAATGGCTGAGAACTTCAGGAAGTCGGGCCTTGCTCGTTCATTGCGTAACACTTCAGCAGACTACAATGCTGCTGAGAATGGATTGCTTGTGTCTCGTGGGATGATGGGCCGTGTTGCTGACTCGGGCCTAGTCTTCTATCGTGAAGGTGAGTTGACTAACCGTATTGTATCTCACGCAATTGCAGGTCTACGTGCAAAGGCATTACTCAATTCAGGTAAGGCTACTGGTGACCTGCTAGATGTCACTATGAGGGAGTACTACAAGGTAGCCTTCAACTTACAACGTGCTAACAAGGCTAAGTGGCAGAGTGGTTGGGCTTCTATTCCTACCCAGTATATGCAGATTACTGCTAAGTACATGGAGCACTTGATTCCGGCTCTTATTGGTAAGGAAGGTGCTCAGTGGACTAGGACTGAGGCTCTTACTTCCTTGGGCGTAGGCACTATGCTGTTCGGTGTGACTGGCGGTATCCCACTGGGTGGTTTGTTCTCAAAGAACTTGCGTAACTACGTTACTGGGGATGTTGAGAATGGTGGTCTTGGCATTACTGATGAGAAGGCTGCTGTTGCCATTGAAGGTGGCATGGTAGACCTATTCCTAGGTGGTGCACTCGGATTGGGAGAAGAGTACGCCTCTATCTCTAGCCGTGCTGGATTGGCTAATGGCATCTTGGAAACTATCAACCGTGTGGCTGACCAACCTACGGTAATCCATGCTATTGCTGGTGCTACTGGTGGTTTCGGTGGTCGTGTGGCTACTGTTACCAGTAATGCACTGAAGATTGCTTCTCCCTACGCTATGGCTGAAGACGGATTTACCACTCAGCGTATGGCTTTGGCTGCGTCTGAGTTGCTAGACGTTCTTCCCGGTTGGCGTAACGTGCACATCGCCCGTCTCTACTACAACAACCAAGCAATTCTTTCCAGTAATAATCAAAAGCTTCTTGATATTGAAAGTGACCCAGAGAAGTATTGGTTGCTGAGTGATGGTGCTGTCTTTGCTAAGGCTATTGGCTTTGATGTCAAGAGCCGTGACTGGGCACGTGAGATTGCTACCGCTAAGAAAGATTCGGGTAGTGACATTAAGGAAGCTGTTAATGCAATGGCTCTCTTGTCAACTCGATTGGCTGCTAAAGGACAACCGTCAGAAACTGACATTTCTATCTTGCAGACCAATCTATTTATGATTGGTAATAGCTTTGAGAACGAAGAAGACAAGGCTAAATTTGCAAAGCAATGGGCTAGCCGTCTAAAGGAAGATGACAAGCTATCTCGTGACCTGAAGACCATCATGGAAGGAAGTGATGTTGCTGAAGAACTCAGCAGCAATCCTCTGTACAACTCTACTATGTCTAACCCGCAAGAAGGCCAGTAACTTATGCCTGTCAATTTTAATGAGAATCTAGATACGGCTACGCCGAGCGTTCCTACCTACACTCCAGAATTTGGAGGCGGCCCTAGCTCTATGGCTACACTAGTAGAAGATGCATCTACTATGGTCAGTGACTATCTAACAAAGAAGGGTAATGCTGACGAAGCAGTAACGGTTAATACTTTTGCTGACTTGGCTATGGGGCAACGGCAGAGATTGCTTGAGCAAGAGAGTAGCGTACAGGCTCGTATTGATGAAGAGAGGGCAAAGGTAAACCCTAGTGACCGCGCTGGGTTTGACGCTATTATGGGTAATATTCGGAAGCTGGAGCAACAGGCTCGTCAGTTGCGTAGGGACAATGGTTCCCAGTTGCTTGCGCTGCAACGTCAGGCTATGCGTAGCTATCCGCAGTACACCGACTCGTTGCTCAAGGTCTTTAAGACTACGGAAGAACTTGCTTCTAACGTCATGCAAGAAGCTGACGCAGTAAAGTTGGATGAGTCTGACCCGTTCATTAAGAACTTTAAAGAGACGGAGGCATACGCTATACGTGCTGGTGTGAGCATGACTGTGGCTCGTGATACTTTTGAAAAGCAAGAAGCATTTAATGTACTTGAGACTGAGAATAAACGAAGCATTCTTCTTGGCGATGCTATGTCTCCTGCGGCATTCTCACAAGTCAATGGTTTGTTTAAGTTGGTTTTTGCTGACCTTGCTGTTAGCAGTGCATCTTATACCACTCCAGAAGCTGCTAAAGCTGCTGCTATCCTATCTATCGGAACTGCTAGACAAAAGCTTGATGCTTTCTTTAATGAGTTAGACAAGCAAGGTGCGCGACTTTCTCCAAGTCAAATGCAGGAAGTTAGGTCTTTCTTTAATACTCAGGCACAAGATGCGGAACAGTTTGCAGAACTTGTGCAGAAAGATGCAGCGGTTGCACGTGCTGTTCGGACTGACCCCAACGCTGGTACTTTCGCAGCAATGGCAATTGCTTTCAAGGATGACCCTGTACTTCAGGCTGAGTTGAGGAATAATCCTAAGGCCGTACTTGAGGACTACTACAAACCACTGGTGAAAGTAATGGATGCTCTACGTGGAGCTGACCTATCTAAGTTGCAAGCTCTTGCAAAGGCTGGTGGTGCTGAAGGTGCTAAGGCACAGGCTCAACTGAATGCGCTTGGAAGATTTGCAACTATCGAAGCTGCCCGAGCCAATATGCTCCAGACCGATGAAGGAAGGCAGTTAGCTCAAAGTTATTTCCAGATTAACAGTGATATCAGTTCTGGTAAGTTTGACCCAGCCAAGATTCCAGTTGGCTCCTTGTCTGAACGTCTGATGTACGCAAGTGCATTTAAGCCCGGAAAGAACACACCTGCTACTGACCAAGCAAAGCAAAAAGTTATTCAAAAAGAATACGATACTATGGTTAGACCGGACTACGATGGTGGAGTTAATACTCGTGAGCGTTTGTTGTTTCACCCTGACCTTGTTAGTTACTTGGACGCTAGCCCCGGTTTCCGTCAGACTTTGATTTCACAAACAAAGCAAGATATGCAGAATATTATTGATAATCAAACTCAAGGCGGGATGTTTGGTGACGCAAAGATAAGCAGGTTGAGTGTCAATGACTTTAGGTTTGCAAAGCTAGACCCGAAGTCACGCGAGGCAGTATTTGAGGGTGGCACGATGGGTAGTTCAGCAGTAAGAAACCTAGATGTTTTGAATATGAATGTACGTATTCTTGCTAGGTACTGGGGTAAGGAGAACACGCAAGCATTTGTTAACAGCTTGATGCGTCCTCCTGCTGATGAAAAGTTTGTACCTTCTGACGCACAGGTGAGTCAGTAATTATGAACGAACACGAACTCGACGTAGAGCGTAGGCTCACAGCCTTGGAGTCAAAGTACGAACGTACTGTTGATGACCTAGAGAAGGTGTGCGAACAGCTAACTACTATTACTAGTAAGTTAGATAAGTACGAGGGCAAGTGGGGTGGTGTGATTATGGTGATGACTGCTGTCACCACTCTCCTCGCAATCTTTTGGGACGGTGTGCGGGAGGTGCTGCTTGGACGTTAGCGCATACATGAAGGAGCAGATTAAGAAGCACGAGGGGCTTCGTCTGCGGATGTACAAGGACACCAAGGGCATTGCCACGGTAGGGTACGGCTTCAACTTGGAAGCTAACGACATCCCTAAGGAGATGGCAGAGGGACTCTTTGAGCTGAAGTACAAAGAGCATCGCCTAGAACTTATCAGTAAGAAACCGTGGATTACAAAGCTAGACCCAGTGCGCCAAGGTATCCTTTACGATATGGCGTATAACATGGGAGTACCCAAGCTGCTGACCTTCGTCAATACCCTACGGGCTATTGAAGAGGGCAGGTACGCAGATGCTGCTAACAATATGGAGAAGAGCTTGTGGTACAAGCAAGTCGGTGGAAGAGCTAAGACTTTAGTCAACCAAATGAGAACGGGGGAAGTATGAGCATCACGTGGCTAGGCCCAGTGGCTGATATTATTGGTAAGATAACTGACCGTGTAATCCCTGACCCTCAGAAGAAGCTGGAGATGCAGCTTGAGTTAGCTAAGATGGCTCAGGCAGGGGAGCTTAAGGTACTCGACGCCGAGGTCGAGTTGGCTAGGGAGCAAATCAAGACTAACCAAATTGAGGCGGCTAGTCCTGATGTGTTCAAGAGTGGCTGGCGTCCTGCAAGTGGGTGGGTGTGCGTGGCAGGGTTCGCTTATATGGCCCTAGTTAGGCCCATTCTGCCGTGGGTAATACAGGTTAGCGGGGGAGTTGCACCCCCACTACCTGCTATCGACATGGATATGCTGTTAGTGCTATTGACTGGTCAACTAGGTCTTGGTGGGTTCCGTACTTACGAACGGGTCAAGAAGATTAGTTAAGGTCACCAGCAATAACGAAGTGCTTGACGTACTCTAACAGGTACACAAGTGAAGCCTTGTCTAGGCAAGGGGTCAAGATGTGAATGGCATCTTGCTCCTTGTTCCAACCGATAATAAGCATATCATTACTCAAAGAGCCTTTAGCTGCCTCTAGCACATCATCTGCTGAGGCACTAGAAGGCTCTTTCTTTTTGGGCATTGGTACTACTTTAAGTTTATCGTTCATCTTTCTTTCCTTCTGTGTTCCAGAACATAGAGCAACCAGTATCTTCTTTATACGGAGGTTGGACAAAATAAGACTGATAGTACGGGTCACCAACTGCTGTAAACCTATAGCAGGTTTCAGATAGGGGGCAACCCTCTCCAGAACATTTGGTTATATCAGTCATTTAAATCCTCCTCTATCTCTTTGGCTAACTTAGCAACACCACTTGACTTGGGGCGGTAGGGGTGCAGTGGACAAGCCACCACACCACACGCCTCAACCTGCTGTCGCCACGTACCTAGCCCACTCTCAGGGTCGTAGATACAGTTCCTACACTTATCGTTTATTGCTTTCCTCAAGCTCATTGCTGGCTATCTCCCGTTGGATGTACCACATGGCCTTGTGCAAATCGACAAGGCCGTCCTTCTCTTGGTGTCTGATTAAGTAGGCAAGAGCCTGCCCGATACGGAGAGCCGTACCGGGAGGCCACTTGGCTATGCAATCCTCAAGGACATCTATGGTCTCGTACTTGCGGTCTTTGTAGTGTGAAGGGTTAACCTTCGATGCTACTGTCGATGAAGGCCGAGACTTCGATGTTCTTCGAGACTGCGTATTCGTACGCGGCGAGCGCACACTTTTCTTTGCCGTCATAAAAAATAATCACCGAGTCAGAGTTGTCGATAATCTGCTTGTTGCAGAAGTAGAAGTAGTTGGGACGATGAGGAACCTTGCGGTCTACAAAATTGTAGGGACGAAAGGTTATGGCATCTACTAAGTTAG